TCCGCCGCCGTCTCCGGTGAGGACGCCGTACAGGGCGGCCCCCGCCGCACGCTTCCGGATCACCGCCATGTTGGCCCGGATGGCCGCTTTTTCAATGACCAGCTTTCGCATGTGGATGCTCCCTTCTGTCTGTCTCAAGTGAGCGCCGGGGCGGAACAGGCCCGCTCCCCGGAATACTTTATTTTAGCACTCCGGCCCTGAAAAGGCAATCCGGCCCACCGCCCTGTCCCCGCCTTCCGGGGGCAAATGGGAAAACATTTACAAAAAGTTTTCAAAATCCCGGCGGAGCCTGGCTCTCATCGGAGATTTTCCCGGGAGGAAGCCGCCCCCGCCCTTGTGCCCGGACTAAAAAAATGCTACAATAAAATGCTACGACGGCACGCCCCGCCGCCCCTTTTGGGGAGTATGCCCGGAAGGGCGGGCCGAAAATCCACTCTGGGAGGACCACATGGAACGGACTACCACCACCATCCCGCAGGCGGACATCGACCGCCAGCTTTCTTTTTGCCGGGAAATCGCCGCCCTCAGCGCCGCCCGGCCCGAGCAGCCTCTGGCCTTTGTGGACACCTACGGCTGTCCGTTAGTCTGAGTTTAACTGATTCTGAATAGTGCCCGAAACACCTGGGTTTTTCCCAGGTGTTTTCTTTTCGCCTACACGGTTAATTGTTTCGTTAAGGCTGATAAAAAAATTTAAGAAATTTAATCAAAAGGTTTGACAATTACCAAAAGGCAAGCTATAATATAAGCATGGAAAGAAACTTACCGGAAAGCAAGTTGGAGGTAAATGGTATGAACGCATACAAGATCAGCTATCGGTCCCCCGGGATGGATGAGATGATGACCGCCACTGTTACCGCCCCTGATAATCGGGTAGCGGAGCGGTCCTTCAAGGCCGGATTCAAGGGAAGCGGCCTTCCTGCTCCCGACATCTTCCACATCGAGCTTGTTTCCACGAATGTGACAGCGACGAAGGATCAGGAGCGCGAAGCCCTGGAGAAGATCAAGGCCATTGTCGAGGCCCTGGGCCCGGACAGCTACATCGGGACCGCCCTGGAAGGGTGCTTCGAGATTGCCGAGCGGAACATCGAGAACGACTTTGCTTGCTCCATGAAGCAGTCCCTCCTCCATTACTCCGAGGAGAACGATAAGCTCCGGGCCCAGGTGAAGGAGCTGGAGGAGAAGCTGCACCAGGAGATCGGGGAGCACCAAGACGTTCTTACTCAGCTCAGGATCGCTCGGGGCGACATCGAGAATCTGAGGGAAGCTCTGGCCGAGAGCGAGAAGGACTACGAAGCCGCCCACTCCGCCGCCCATGAGGTGGCCGAAGAAAAGGACGCCGAAATCGCCTACCTGAAAGGCAAGGTCGATTCCCTGGCGGCCAAGGTCCCCTCTGCCGATGATCTGACCGACTGCATCCAGATGGCCCGGGACTCCGCCTACGGCTACCGGGAGAAGATGGAAGAGGCCGCCGCTTCCGTTGTGGAACTGGCTGACGATCCCTCCTCCCCCGAGTTCACCAAAGCGGTGAAGGACCACCGGAACGCGAAGGCGGCCTATGAGTACGCCGAAGCTCTGGCCTCCCGGCTGGAGAAAATTAGAGACAACATGACCGCCGGTGAGCAGTGAGCCCACCGGCGGGACCATTAAGGAGGTTTTACCATGAACGAGTACCCCACGATCAGAGGAAACACAGATCTGCGGATGGCCTATTCTTTCCTCTCCCTGGCTCTTGAAACTGCGCTCCCAATCGACTTCACCGTAGCGGTGAAGCGGGCGATCCGAAAGTACACCCACCGCCAGACAGACGATGGCTACCGGGCAATCTGGAGCGACGGAGAAAGCTGTGTCTACCTGGTGGCCCTGCCGGAGACTATCGACAGCGAGGAGGAGGCCAGGAGCTACTTCGAGGAAGTTGAATACCGGCCGCCCATCAACTCCCCCTACGACTGCACCGGCTGGACATTCACCTCGTGGTATCGACTCTTCAAACGGCGGGGCCGCTGGTGTGCATACCATTGTCTTTGCATGGACGTTTGACCCGGAAGGAGCTGACCTGAAATGACGGTGTGCAAGAAGTTCAGAGACGGCGCGGAGCTCCACATGGTGGTGTCTATGTCCGATGACCAGCTCTTCCAGAACTGGTACTCGGTGATCGAAGATGACGCCGGCATCCAGCACCCCAGCAGTACCGCAGGATATTTCGATTGCCTGGATCAGGCGGTTGCCATGATGAAGAAGCACCGCCCCAATGCGAAGGAGGTTTTCACGATGACGAAGCAGATCAAGAAGGACGAAGGCATCCGGCTGGCCGATGGCCGGATGGCGACCCTGAGCGCGGCCCAGCTCCCGGACGGGAAGTTCGAGGTCATGCTGTTCACCAACGGACCGGAGATGGAGGAGGTTGACTCCATCCAGTGTGAGTATGAGGAGACCGCCCTGGCCCACTTCGAGCGCCTGAAGAAGTATTACCACACCCCGGAGCTGAAGGGGCGGTACAAGAAGCTGGCGGAGGACCTGAAGGAGGCCAAGGCCTACGGCATGGATCACGCCGGGGACGATGACGGCGGCACCTGCAACTTCGATTCCGCGACGCTCTACCTCCCCCGGTGGAACAAGGAGAAGGTCGAGATCGCGGCGAAGACCGCCGGTGTTGGGTGCTCCGTCTGGACCTCGTTCACCAAATGCTGTTTCATCTTCTCCATCCCCGGGGTGGGGCAGGGCTTCAGGCGGACCAAGGCGGCGGAGGCCATGCACGACTTCCTGGAGGAACGCGGGTATGACGCCGGGATGTACTACCAGATGGACTGAGGAGGTGAGCGGAGATGCGGAGAACATATCGGTGGCGGTTGGAGATCAAGGTCCTCTGCGGCGATGATCCGGTTGACTTCCAGAGCCTCCCGGCATGGGCCCGGGACTCGATCATGCAACTGGTCAGGAATGGCGACACCCAGGGAAACGCATATCTGGATGACGGCACGGTGAACAACTGCCAGAACGGGAGCTACGACTGCGACACCTGTGCCTGCAATGGCGACTGCCCGGATCAGGGCATGGACGGGAAGCCGAGCCGAGAGGAGGTGAAGATCGATGACTGACAGCAGATGGCCGCCGGTGATCCACAGCCGTGGGTACGACGCCTACCTATGCGGAGTACAAATTCTCGCCGGAGGGGATGAGACGCCGATCTACCGCTTCCCCGGAGGCCAATCCCTGGTGGATGACTCCGAGCTGAAGAAGCCGGCGGAGAAGTTTCACAATCTCATGTCGATAGCGTGGTTGGAGCCCAGGGATCTCCGTGAAAATCCGGGGCTATTTCGGCGCCTGCCCGTGGACTGGTACAAAGAAATCGCCCTCCATGCAATGAAGAGTGTGTCCCACCGGCTGGGGCCGGACCAGTTCACCCATTGCCGGACGGACACCGCGGGATGGGCCGCCCACTACGTTACCAAAGCGGTCTTTGAGGAACAGGACCTATTTGACCCCTACGCGGACCGGGAGTTCCTGGAGGAAGCCGAAAAGCTCCTCCCCTGGTACATCAAGAGATATGTGGAGGATTGACCATGAACGCTTATCAGGAAATGCAGGACAGACAGCAAAAGGAGTTCAACTCCTTCCCCTGCTTCTTCGCCTTTGGCCAGGAGCAGTTTGATGAGGGCATGAAGAAGCTGGGGCTGAAGCCCAGCGACACGAAGCTGATCTACCGGGCCCCCGGCGGGATGTACTACCGGAAGACGGACTCCAACAGCCTGAAGGAGATGATAGCCCGCTTCGACCGGGAGAAGGAGGCGGCCATTGTGAGCGATACCACCGGCGAGGGCTTCATCCTGGATATGTTCAGCACCGAGCTGGCAAATCACGAGTTCGGGTACACCTACGAGCTGGAGGAAACGCTGGAGGCCGTCGGCCTGACTGTTGCCGCGGTAAAGGCAAATCCAAATCTGCTCAACGGTCTGCGGAAAGCCCTGAAGAAGTACGGGGCGACCATCTGAGGGGGGGTGATACCGTGGAAATCTCCATCCGGCCCCTGGACCCCTCTCTGGTCCACCAGGCCAACATGAACAGCATGGGCGGGAAGCGCGGCGACCTCTCCGTTACCAGCTATGAGAGCTACTGCGAAAGGGTGCTTTCCTGGCCGATCTCCGATGAGAAGAAGCAGAAGATCGTCGATCAGATTTACCAGAAGCTCAGTGAACAGCTCCGGCACGAGGCAAGGCACGTCAGTGTGATGGTGGCCGGGCCATCCGGCTACAACCCGAAGAAGCTGGACCACAGCGACACGATCCTGCGCCTGTCGGCTGAGTTTGTCGAATGGTTCAAGGACCTGGAGAGCCAGATCCAGCGCCCGGAGTCCGAGGACAGCAAGCGGGCCTCTCTGCTGAGGACCATCGAGTTTGCGGACAGCCGGCCGGAGCTGGACCCCACCGCTTCCTTGGCAGAGCTTGCGATGGTGGACAACGCCAAGTTCATCGAGCTGTTTGAAGCTATGCAACCGAAGTACAGGTGGCGGAAGAACAGCAACATCTACAAGCTCTACATCGCCTCGAAGGAGGGGAAGGTCAAGGAGATCAGACCGGAAGTGTTCTTCGAGAACGCAGACCTGACCGCCTTCACCGAAGGGGACCGCGCCTACATCCGCTTCACGATGAAACCGGCCCGACAGCTCATCGTTGCCCTGAAGGGCCGGGGATGGTGGTGGAACAGCGGGAAGAGGGCCTGGAGCACCTACCTGGACCGGCTGGACAAGGAATGGGTGGCCGGGATCAGCGAACGCTATGCGAAGTACGTCTAATCTGAAGAAAAGAAAGTGAGGAAACCCCATGAATGTGTCGATCAAGACCCCGTTCGCCGAAATGTCCTTCGAGATGTCGCCGGACCGAGCGAAGAACCTGATCCGGGTGGCAGTACAGCTTGCCTCCGGTGAGGACGAGGCACCCAACCTCTCAGGGCTGAAGTGTGCTGATCCCCCGGAGGAGCCACGCCCGGAGCCGGAGCCTCAGAAGCCCACCCGGAGCCGCGTGGAGTCGATGTTCGGAGCCCGGGAGACCTGGAGCACACCGGCGGCCGCCGGCGGGAGAGAAGAGGAGCGGGAGTCCTACAAGGGCTTTCTCTTCATCCGGTGCGAGGCCTGCGGGAAGGAGAAGGGGTACAGCTCCAAGTACCCCCTGACCTTCCACAAGTGCGACTGCGGCCACCGCACCGATCTCCACGACCTGAAGCCGGTCCATCTCTACTGCAAGTGCGGGAGCAAGTACAAGTACATGACCAACATCAGCGATCCCCAGTTCACGATGAACTGTCTGTCCTGCGGCGCCCCCGTTGACCTGGAGCTGAACAGCAGAGGGACCGCCTACGTTACCATAGGCCACAAAAGCGGGGGGGGGGTACTGATCGCCCCTATGTATTCCGGCCGAAGCCGCGTATTCACTTTTAAGGTCCTGAGAATGAGGAGGATGTAATTGTGGCAAAGTTCTATGTAGATGTTTCCCCCGGTATGCTGATTGCGCTCTTCGAGGATGTGTACCCGGGGATCAACCTGAAGAAAGCGGAGGCCCGCATGATCCTGAGCTACTTCGACAGGAGCGACTACCCGCTGAAGCTGGATGTGATTCACCGCCAGTTGATCCGCTTCGACAGCCAGGGAGTTGATGCGCCGGAGGACCTGGACACCCTCGCCGATGTCGTGACCTACTGCGCGGACATCAACTTCGACCTGACCGAAGAGGAGAAGGCCGCGGTGATCCCGGACGAGAAGAGGCTGGCAAACCTCCGCGCACACCTGAAGCGCCTGGACCGCCTCATCGAGTTTATGAGCGAATAGGAGGCCCTGAGAGGCACGGGAAATCCCCGGGGGAAAACTCCCCCGGGGATTTATTCTGACGCTTCCACGGCGCTCTCATGCTCTTCCGGGCCGGTTTCGTCTTTGTAGACGAACACGTTGGTGAGCCCGTTCTTGAACCGGATGGCTTTCACCCGCCCGTCCTTCACGGTCATGGTGTCGATCACGGAGCTGAAGAAATCCTTTAGGCTCTCCTTGTCAAAGACGGAGACGGCCTTTTTGAAATCCAGGGACCGCTTCTTAACGAGTTCGTTCTGGATGTAGAACCGGGTGGCCTTCTGCAAGAGGTCGGCGTCATCCTCCGGCGCCTCTCCCTGGATTTCCGCGATCCGCCGGTTGACCGACTCCAGCTTATCTTCCAGTTCCCCCTTCTGCACAATGTAGTCCTTCTCCGAAATGCCGTCATCAGAGAACAGGTAAAGGGATTGCAGACGATCCAGGGCGCGAATGTACTTCTCCCTCTCGGAGGCCAGAAGATCCAGCTCCGCGTTGTTGGGCTCATCCTGCTGGTCCTTCTTCGGATCGAAGTCTGCCCGGGCCACCCCGTAGACCATGTTGTTGAACGTGGTCAGCAAGCCCTCCCTCTCGATGTGGTCCACGTTGGAGAAGAACTTTCCGCGCAGAAGCATTTTCTCCAGGGTGTCCACCCTGGTCCTCTTGGACACGCTCTGCGCCGCCTGGACCATGTTGGCGAGGTAGTTCAGGACGAAGGGGCCGATGATGATGTCGGAGATGTAGCGGTTGGGGCATCCCTGCTTCCGGTTGTGGGAGGTGCAGTAATATTTGGAGGGCCGGTAGCCGTCGGACCTGGGGCGGTCCAGGCCGGCGCCCATCGTCATGCCGCAGTACCAGCACTTCAGCATCTTCGAGAAGATGTGCGTGTACCTGATGTTGTTCCGCAGGTGGGCGACGGACCTCTCGGCGTTGGTGTCCATGATGGCATTGGCCCGGCTCCAGACCTCCTCGCTGATGATCGGCTCATGGTTGCACTCTATGATGATCTGCTCAGACAGGGGCTTTTCCGTTCCGGTCTGCGTTTTGTGGTTGTAGCGGTAGGTCCCCTTGTAGAAGGGATTACGGATCACATCGCGGACCGTTTTGCTGGTCCACTCCCCTCCCCTCTTCGTTTTCACGCTGTTTGCCGCGAGGTCATAGGACACCTTCAGGGCGCTCTCCAGGGAAATATACCTGTCGAAGATGTAACGCACGACCTTGGCCTCTTCAGGGTCCACAACGGGGTATTTCTTCTCCTCGCTCCATTTATACCCGATGGGTATGGGAGCTCCATTCCAGAGGCCTTTTTCGGCCCGGGAGAACATGATGGCCGTGACTCTCTCCCCGGTCATCTTCCGCTCCAGCTCCGCGAACACCAGCACGATCCTGGTCATCGCCTCTCCCATAGCGGTGGAGGTATCGAACTGCTCCACCTTCGAGACGAAGGAGCAGTTGTGCTTCTGGAGCTCTTCATACATCTGCGCGAAGTCCAGAAGGTTTCGGCTGATCCGGTCGATCTTGTAGACTACCAGGTGGGTGAACTCGTTGTTCCTGATACGGCTCATCATCTCCTGGAACTTCGGCCGGGAGGTGTTCTTTGCAGAGTACCCGGCGTCCTCGAAGATTTCATAGTCCTCGATGTTCAGGGCGTACTTGATGTAGTTGATGAGCTCTTCCTTCTGGAAGGGCAAGCTGTCCTTGTCCACCTGATACCGGGTGGAGACCCGGACGTAGATGGCCGCCTTCAGTTTCCTCGGCATGACCTCCGGGGGCCGGAACCGCCTCGCCCCCGGATTCAAAAACTCCTCGTTGCTCCCTCTCTTCTTCGGCATATCAAACCCTCCGGCAATAATTTTGCGACCATCCAGCGGACAGTCCGCTCAGAAAATGCGTGACAGTCACGCGAAAGGTCGGTGGAAAATCCCTCGTAACCATAACCAGTACCATAACCAGCACCATAACCATAAACAGTACCGGCACCAGAACCAGAGTAAAAGAACCGCCCTCACCGGCACGGCAGAGGGCGGAATTGTGCATATCGTCAAAATACACCAAATCGGGGGGGGGGGGGTAAAAAACTTTGTATATAATCACGAATATCCTTCGCCGCCCGGTTTGCCGCTTCGATGGCCGGAGCGAGGTTGCCGTAGTCCACGCTGGCCGATCTCAGCTTCAGCAGGGAGCGCAGGGAAATTGTTTTCTGACCCGGGCAGGACCAGTCAAGCGTGGGGGTGGGGATCACGATGAACTGCCAGTCATCCAGGATGAGGGGGTTGGCCGCCTCCCGGTCCTTGCTGGCGAACAGGCAAAAGACGTAGACATCGGAGGCGCGGCGGGCCTGATCCTTGTCGAGCACCTTCTTCCCAAGCTCACTCCGCCGGCTGGGGGCGATGCTGAAGGAAACAGATGAAAGACCATCCCGCGCCCCGGCATTGATGTAGGCGGAGGACTTGACCTCGATTTTGCAGACCCCTCCCCCACAGATCATCTCCAGGTCCCATGCCTGCCGATCCTCATGGGCCTCGCTTGTATTCTCCCCTATGGCCGTAGCGACGATGAACTCCGCAAGAGCTCCCCGCAGGGTGCCCTTCAGCAGATCAGAAGAACTCCACGCCCAAAAGTCACCGACCAGGTGGGGCAACGGCATACCGTCGAACCAAAAGTTTTCGTTTCCAGATAGCGTCCTCATGTTGATCCATCCTTCCCGCCACCCGGAAAGGGAATTATACGGCGCTCTCGTTGGCGTACTCTAAGAGCTTCTGCAAGACTCCCCTTTCCTCCGGCGTCATGTATTTGTCGAGAAGGGTCCAGATCACCCGCTGGTCGGATGAGCTGGCCTTCCGGTAGCAGGACACAAGGAGGCTCACTTCAACATCGAGTCCAGATCGGCGATCCCTCTTCAGGGTGCACTCATCGTCGATGAGGCCCAGGAGGTAGTCGGCGGACACGTTCAGCGCGCTTGAAACGGCGGCAACATTCTCACCGCGAGGAACGCGGTCACTGGTCAAGTACCTGGAAACCGTCGCCGGGGTAGCGTGAATCTGGCGGGCAAGCCAATCCTGGCTCACTCCCCGCCGGTCCAAAATCTGGCGCAACCGTTCAGAAAACACATTCATATTCCTACACCTCGCAAATGATTTTCCATTATAGCATTGAAAATTGAAAAAATGAACCTGACTTACCACTATTATAATTTTCGTTATTGACAATTACCAAAAGACAAGTTATACTGAAAGCACATCGGGAATGGAGGTGATGAAGATGATTGCGATTGAGCTGAAGGTGGAGCGGACCCGCAAGGGATTCACCCAGGAGCAGATGGCAAAAACCCTGGGTGTTTCAACGGTTTCCTACTCGAAGAAAGAGCGCGGAGAGGTTCGGTTCAAGCCCGAAGAGATCATGCTGGTAGCCGAGGCCCTGGAACTTGACCAGGACAAGGTGAACGCTATTTTTTTTGACGGGAAGTTACCGAAAGGCAATGTGAAGGAAGAAGAATTGCCGAAAGGCAACGAAGTCGACAGCGAGGCGCCCTGCACCTGATGTTCTAATTTTACCAAAGGCGGGAGGTGAGCGAAATGGATAGCGCCGGTAAGATCGGGAATGAGACCATCTACTTTCGTTGCAGGAAAGAGGCGGCAGTACACAACGAGCGCCTGAACAGCAGGGCCGGGGCCGCTGAACTCCTCGGCATCTCGGAGTCCTCGCTGGCGAAGCATGAGCTGGGGATCACCAAGGTCGTGCCCGTTGACCTGGTAGACGATATGGCGGAGCTTTACGGGTGCCCGGAGCTGAGGACCAACTACTGCAAGAAGGAGTGTCCGCTGGGCCGGGACCTGGACCTGGCAACAGAAGTTGCCCCGATTGAGCGCGTCACCCTGGGTATTCTTCAAGGCCTATCCACCGGAAAGATCGAACAGGTAAAACAGCAACTCGTTGACATCGCGGCCGACGGAGTGATCGACGGCCAGGAGGTCCCCAAAATGTGGGAGATCGTGGACTACCTCGGGAAGCTCTCTAAATCGGTCGCCGAGCTCCAGCTTCTTTGCGAAAAGCAGCTCAGGGACGGTGAGGCCAAATGACCAAAACTGAAGCGGCCATGAAGTGGCTGGAAGATGAGTACGGGATCAAAAGCGAAGCGGAGCTGGACAAGGCTCTGGAGCGGACCAAGCTCGACATCGGCATCTTCGTTTCACCCCTGTTGGAGTTTGGACAGAAAGGAAATCAGACCAATGACGGAAATTGCACAGTACCGGCGTAGCCCCCAGGCGGCGAGACGCCGGAGACGCCGGCAGCGGACAATGTACCCAGCGAGGATCACAGCGGTCTCCCTGTTCGCAATCGGAATTGTGACCCTGGTGGCCGCGGCCCTCCCGGATCAGGCGGAAGCGCCGGAGACGGCAATTCCGGTCCCTGTTTACTCCCTGGCCCCATCCACCACGGTGCAGGTCCTTGAACAGGCAGAGGAGGTTGTGGCCGTGAGCGAGGAGATCACCCCCCTCTATTCCGATGAGGATGTGGCCGCCATAGCGAAGACGGTATACGGGGAAGCTCTTATCACTCATTCCGACATGGAGATGGCGGCGGTGGCCTGGTGCATTTTGAACCGGGTAGACAGCACGGAGACCTTCTTCCCTGACACCATCGTGGAGGTGGTGACGCAGGACAGCCAGTTCCACGGTTACAGCGAGAGCAATCCCGTGGACCCGCATATCGAATGGCTGGTCCGGGATGTTCTGGATCGGTGGTCCCTGGAGAAAGCCGGAGCTGAAGAAGTTGGCCGAATCCTGCCGGAGGAGTACCTGTACTTTTGGGGAGACGGCCGCCACAACCATTTCACGACCGAGTACCACGCCGGAACGACGTGGGACTGGAGTGCCGAAAATCCCTATGAAAGCTGAGGTGTGCAAGCGTGAGCGAGACTGAGATCACCGAAGCGAGAGGACGTGCAGAGGCCCGAATGGGGCTGGAAGCCCCTGATTCCCTCGTCGAGGAAGCGGTCAAGCTGACCGAGCAGAAGATCCGGGTGAAGGGCTTGCCGGAAGACTACGCCCCCCTACTTCTGGAGGATGAGATTGTGGAGGCCTGCTTCCGGGCCGCGATCAACGGGAGGTGTGCCTGATGTGCGATGTTTGCCACGCTACCCCATGTGACCCCAGGTGCCCCAACGCGCCGGACCCGCCGGCGGTCTACACCTGCAAATACTGTGGGGAGCCCATTGTGCCGGGGGACGAGTACATGGAGGTGGACGGCGATTACTACCACCTGGAGGACTGCGCCGGGGACGCCGCCCTGAGCATCCTGAAGGATCAGTTCGGGGCGAGGACCGGAGTTGCAGAGGTGGACCGATGGTAGTGCTTCCAGACACCGCGAAGGTGCTCACCTTCGATGACCGGCGGCACATCTACCGGCTGAAGGGGATCGAGCTCCCGAGTGTGACCCAGGTGATGAAGCCGTTGTCCGATGAGACATACCGAAGCGTCGAGCCCAGGGTGCTCAACCGGGCGGCTGACAAGGGAACGGCGGTCCACAATGCCATCGAGAATTACATCAGCTTCGGCATTGAAGACATCGACCCCGAGTTCTCCGGCTACTTCACCGCCTTCCTGAGATGGTATCGGGAATTTAACGTGAAGCCCATCGCTTCGGAATACCGGCTCTACCACAAATTCATGGGGTATGCCGGGACTGCGGACCTGATCTGCGACATCGGCGGACAGCTCCACCTCGTTGACTACAAGACCACCCAGCAGATTGAAGAAATGCTGGTGAAGGTCCAGTTAAAAGCCTATGAAAAGGCCCTCGACAGCCTGGGCGCGGAGCCGAAGAAGACGGCGGCGCTCCACCTGAAGAGGGACGGCACATTCGACTTCCTGGTGCTCGATGGAGGGGCGGAAAGCTGGCAAGTGTTCAGCTCCCTTCTGACGGTGCTGAAGTACAAACAAAAATATTTTTGGAGGTAATCAGTCTATGGCAAAAGAAACTGTTGTGGCCCAGGTGGGTCAGCCCACCAGTGAGAACGAAATCGCCATCCGTCAGGAGGTGTCCGGTGTCACGATCCAGGTCGAGGGCATGGTGATCTCCTCTGAGGACGATTTCGAGGAGGCGGCCAAGATCGGACTTGCGATCAAGGCCCAGGCCAAGAAGGTGGCGGAGTTCTTCGCCCCCATGAAGAAGCGGGCCAGTGACGCCCACAAAGAAATCTGCAACCGCGAGAAGATGATGTTATCCCCCCTCCAGGAGGCGGAGAAGGCTCTGAAGAATAAGATGGGCGCCTACCGTCTGGAGGAGGATCGGCGGCGGAGACTGGCTGAGGAAGAGGCCCGGAGAGCTGCTGAGGAGGAACAGCGCCGTAAGGAGGCGGAGGCTATCGCTCTGGAGTCCGAGGGTCGGAACAGCGAGGCCTACGCCGCTTTGATGGAAGCCGAGGTTGCGGAGAGCGCCGCGAAGAACGGCGTCTATGCTCCCGCCCCCAAGAAGACGGCGGGAGTAACTGTCACCAAGGATTGGGAGATCACCGGGATTGACGAAGAGAAAGTTCCGGTTTCCATCATGGGGGCAGTTATCCGGCCGGTGGACCAGGCCGCGATCATGCGGCTCATCCGGGCAACCAAAGGCGGAATCACCATTCCAGGTGTGGAGTACACCGAAAAAAACAGAATGAACTTTAGGGGGAGTAAAGCATGAGTAATGCAATGAGCAAGGCCGAGGCCAATGCGCTGTCGGTCATCTACGAGGTCGCCGGTTCCCAAGTGGCCCTGGACCTCCCGTTCGTAAAGAAGTACCTGGTGCGCGGCCGCGCTGATCTGGTCAGCGACCAGGAAATTGTGCTCTTTATGAACACCTGCAAGAACCAGGGCATGAATCCCCTGGTCAACGGCGAGGTTTACCTGATTAAGTACAGCAAGGACGATCCCGCGCAGATCGTGGTCGGCAAGGGGACATACCTCCGCAGAGCGGTGGAAAACCCGGGCTTCCAGCACAAGGAAGACGGAATCCTGGTCCTTCGCGGGGATGAGATCGTGAAAAAGGAGGGCTGTTGCCCCTATCCAGGGGAGAAGTTGCTGGGCGGCTGGTGCCGGATCACCTACGTCCGAAACGGCAAGGAGTTCACCGCCTACAAGGAAGTGGCCCTCTCCGAGTACGACAAGAACATGGCGAACTGGAAGAGCAAACCGGCCACCATGATTAACAAGGTCGCCGTCAGCCAGTGTTGCCGCGAGGCTTTCCCCCGCGACTTCCAGGGCACCTACTCCGAGGATGAGATGGTGGCCGCCGGCGCGATCCCGGCCGAGTACACTGTGGTCGATGACTCCGGGAGTGAGCCGGAGCCGGAGGACCCGCCTATCTCCCAGGATCAGAGACAGGCACTCTTCAAGATAGCCCATGACCACCTTGGCAAGGAGGAGGGGAACAAGGTCATCCTGACGCTGATCCAGAATCACGGACTGAACAGCACCACCGGCATGAAGGTTTCTACCTACAACAAAATCGTGGATGAGCTGGTCAGTACCATCCAAAGCATCGCCGCTGACCCAACTCCCGCAGAGGAACCCGACCAGGTTGGGGAGCCCGAGGACCAGTAAACCCCGGGGGCGCTCCGGCGCCCCTGGAAAAGGGAGGTGAGTAGATGGCCTGGATAAGCGTTCACGACCACGTTGACGGGAAAAAACTGAGGCGGCTGTCCAAGATGCTGGACTGCTCAAAGGCTGAGGCGTTGGGTGTTCTGAATTTCCTGTGGTTTTGGGGGCTCAACAATGCGGACGAAAACGGCAGGATCGAGGACGCTGACAAAGGCGATGTCGCCGAAGTCTTTTACGGGAAGACGGAAATACCACCTGAAAAGGTGGTATCGGCCTTGTTTTCCTCCGGCTGGCTCGACGATGTGGGCGGGATCATCTACCTCCACGACTGGTCAGAGTGGCAGGAACAGTGGTACAAGTTCCGAAGAAAGAGGGACTATGACGCCAGGAGGAAGCGCGATGAAAGAGCAAAGAACCGAAAAGACCCCCAAGCGGGACAACCGCCCCAGCAAGCCCCGCCGGAGCCGGAAGCAGAGGGTGAGTCCGCCGGCGGAACCACGCCACCCCCGGCCGAAGGAGACCCCCAGGAAGGTCAGCAACCCGTAAAACGGAAAAAGCCGAAGCGGGAGACTGTGAGAATGGCCGAGTTTGTCCACCTCACCGAAGCTGAGTACCAAAAGCTGTGCACCGAGTATGGGAAACAGGCCGCGGACCTGATGGTAAAGGAACTGGACCTATACAAGGGCTCAAAGGGGAAGGCCTACAAGGATGACTACCGGGCGATCCTGAGCTGGGTGGTGGACCGGGTGGAGAAGAAGTACCCCGGGGTGATTGTCAGGCGGCCCTCTACGGAGGGAAATCCGTTCAAAGAGTATGAAGGGGGTGACGCATGATGGAGGAAGCAGGGCTGAATCTCTCCGGCTTTCTGAAGAACCTTGCCGCCCGTGGGATCGAGAACCAGCGGAAGGAATCGGAGCAAGCCGGGGGCCCGCCGGACTACATAGGCGAGGACGGCCTTCTCTATTGCGGGAAGTGCCACACCCCAAAGCAGACGATCTTGACCGGGGAGCTCTTTCCTGAGCCCCTGAAGGTGGCAACGACCTGTAAGTGCCGCCAGGAGGCGGAGGAGCGCCGCAAGGCCGAGGAACAGGCCCGGGCAGACATGGAGCAGATCAAGCGGCTCCGCATCAACTCCCTGATGGATGAGAAGTTCCGGGAATCCACCTTCGACACCTTCCGCCAGACGAAGAACAACGCCCGGAACCTCCGGCTCTGCCGCCGGTATGCCGAGGCGTTCCCCGAGATGGTGAAGAAGAACCAGGGGCTCCTCATGTACGGGAATGTGGGGACCGGGAAGACCTTTGCGGCGGCCTGCATAGCGAACTACCTGTTGGATCGGAAAGTCCCGACGGTTATGACCTCTTTCGTGAAGATCGTGGACTCCGCCGACCTGAAGAACCGGGAAACCGCAAACGCCTTCATCTCTCGCCTGAACAGGGCGAGGCTTCTGATTATTGATGACCTGGGGGCCGAGCGCGGCACGGACTATGCTCTGGAACGTGTCTATGACATCATCGACAGCAGATACCGCGCACGGCTCCCCATGATCCTGACCACCAACCTGACCGTGGATGAGATGATGAAATGCTCAGACATCAGGTATTCCCGCATTTACGACCGCATTTTCGAGGTGTGCTACCCTATGGAGTTCAAGGGAACATCCTGGAGAAAGGCTGAGGCCTCCAGGCGGTTTGACGATATGGAGAAATTTTTGGAGGGGTCCTTATGAAGTACAAAGTCAAGATCGGCAAGTCGGAGGATCGGGAGACCCTTGTCCTCATCCTGGTAAAGAACGACTATGTTGTTCGTATCACCAAACAGGAGCGGGACAGCAAGCGGTCCTATGATTACTTCGTCGAGTTCGAGGAACCGCGCAATGAGAGTTAAGTTTATGATCCCCGGGGAGCCGAAGGGCAAGGGGCGCCCCCGGGTGGAGAGGCACGGAGACAGGACTGTGACCCGGACGCCGGATGACACCATCATCTATGAGAACCTTGTCAGGACCGAGTATATGCGCCAGTGTAAGGGCCATCGCTTCCCTGACGATTCGCAGTTGGATCTTCGTGTGATTGCCTACTACCCCATCCCGTCCAGCAAGAGCAAGAAACAGCAACGGCTCATGGAGGACGGCACGATCCGGCCCACTAAAAAGCCGGACACAGACAACGTGCTGAAGGTCATCGCCGACAGCCTGAACCAGGTGGCCTATAAGGATGACGCCCAGGTGGTGGATGCGTCGGTGAGGAAGTTCTACTCCAGGAAACCCCGCACCGTGGTCTTCCTCTCCGAGTACATCCACCTGGACCCGCCGGGAGGAGGTGGAGCTGGTGAGTAAGCGGAAGTTCAAGAAGGGGAAGCTGGTCACCAATATTGATGAGCTCTTCGAGCATCGGCATTTCATCGTTCAATACGGCGGCTTCACGTCTCCCGAGAGAACGGTCCACTTCGGATTTGTTCAAAGCTGGCAGGTTAGGATGGCAAACCTCTTCGTCAGAGGAAAGCGGGTTTGGGTGGCAGAACGGCTTACCAACGGGGAGTTCTACTCCAATATGACCGACAAAGAGATCGTAGATAAGTTCGACGAAGAGCTGTGCGCCTATTGCCCTCTCCCGGAAGACCGGCGCGGAGTTCACAACTTTGGAGGTCAGCCGTGGTACTGTGCTGAATCCGGCTCTTGCAAAGAAGCCCTGGAAGCGTGGAAGGAGGCGCCGGTCGAATGAGTAAGGAAGTAGAGTGGGGCCAAATCTTCGGCGAGGGAGACGTGGTGTGCGCCTGCGACAACTGCGGACACACCCTCCGCTTCCCCTTCGAGGACTCCAACCCGGACTTCCGGGGAGTCCAGACCCGGCTCTTTGAAATGGGCTGGACGGCTATCAAGGTCGGCGGGACGTGGCGGGACTTCTGCTCCGAATACTGCCGCAACCAGTACATCAAGAAAAACACATAGGAGGAATCGTCATGTGCAACAAAAACGATCTGCCCCTGTCGCTGAAGAGCGACACCTTCAATGCCCTGTGCTCCGACTTCGACCAGGTGCTCCGCGCCACCCTCCAGGGGATGGATGAGACCAGCCAGGACGTGGCTGAGGTCAACGTGAAGGTGAAGATTACCCTCACCCCGGACTCCGCGCCGGACTTCTCCGTGCGGGGGATCGGACAGCAGACCCGATCCATCACCAAGCCCAAGTTCGACCACACCGTTACCGCGGTCATCCAGCGGAAGGAGAAGAAAACCGGCACTCTCGCCGGGAACTATGAGCTGGTGTGGGACAAGGAGACCTGCACCTATGTCATGCGGCCCATTGATGACGGGCAGACCTCCATCTTCGACGGGGAGAAGGCCGGGAACGACCACCTGGCCGATACCCGGGGGCTTCCGGCCTCTGAACCCGAGGTGATTGACGCCGAGTACAGCGTGGTCGAATCCGAAGAGTCCGTCGGCCGAACCGAAGGGACCGGCGGGGACCGGGAGGCATACAACTGGCTGAGACAGTTCATCGACTGCGAGATGAAGGTCCTGGAGGCTATGGGGAACTACACGGTGCGGACCACGGACAACAAGGTGATCCTCTCCTCTGCCGCCAACCCGGATATGCCCTTCTACGCAAAGGCCGAGGTCCTGGCTCCCCACGTCGGACACTCCCTGACCTGCACCGAGGGGCCCAACACCGTGGTCATCATGTGCGAGGACTGCGAGGAGGTCATCTACCGCATGGAGGACCCGGACGCCGCCGAAGAGGGCGAGGAAGACCGCCAGGAAGGCGCTGAGGAGGCCGGGGACCTGCTCGACCATCCAGGGGATGGAGATTACCCCTACGAGGAGGACGGCGATCCCTACGGCTCCCCTGAAGGCGGAGAGGATGAGGAGTAATGCAAGAACTGTTCAATGGTGTCAGCCGACTCGTTTCTGAGGAGTATGGACGGGCCGCCGCAGAACATGGCGGCGTTGCTCATTCTCCACACGAGGGTTACGCTCTCATCAAGGAGGAGGTCGAGGAGGCCCAGGCCGAGATGGAGACACTGACCCAGCGGCTCGGCCACCTCTGGACCAGCGTAAAAAGCGATGAGGACCAGTATGGTCCCCACTACCTCTTGTATATCAAGAAGGCCGCCATGTTGGGAGCCTGTGAGCTCATCCAAGTAGCGGCTATGGCAGAAAAGGCCCTGCTGGGCTATGAAATCAAGAAGGAGGAGCACGGCAATGAGAAAACTGCTGAGATCAATGACAAAGGCTGAAATGCGGAAGAAAGGGTATGCGAAGATCAACCGGCTGATGAGCGAGGGCCGTTGGCGGGAAGTGCTGGGTGTGTACCCTGGCTTCCTGGGAGCAAAGCGACAGCGCCCCGGCTCCCGGCAGGAAATCCTCACCTACCCTGCCCGTCCTGGCCGCTACACCAGACAAGCGGGAAAGCGGTGATCCTATGGTGACGGCGTTCCGAATCCTGCTGTTCATCGTGATGATCCTCTCCTGGCTCGGCCATGTGGCCGACAACTCAGGAAGCAAGGGGAACAGCTATGTATTCCTGTTCGGACTATCCGGCGCCCTGATGTTGGCGTCATTCCCCATTTGCGGGACCTAAAAATCAGAAGGAGTGCTTATGATGAAAGAAAAGTTTTTGGAAATCTACCGCAAAAACATCACAAGACCCGGGGCCGACAAGCTCCTGGCTTGGCTGGAGACCACAGACTTTTTCACCGCGCCGGCCAGCACCAGGTTCCACCTGTCCCGGCCTGGCGGCCTGGTGGATCACAGCGTCCATGTCTACGAAAGGCTGGACAATCTAGTTACAGATGAAGAGGGATACCCCGGGAGCACGTTCGGAGAGGACTTCACCATTTCCGACGAGACTATTGCCATCTGCGGCCTGCTCCATGACATCTGCAAGGCCAACTTCTACACGGTGGAGATGAGGAACCGGAAGAACGAGCAGGGCCAGTGGGAGAAGTACCCGTTCTATGTGGTCGATGACCAGCTCCCCTACGGCCACGGCGAGAAGTCGGTCTACATCATCTCTGGCTTTATGAAGCTCACCCGTGAGGAGGCTATGGCGATCCGCTGGCACATGGGCTTCTCCGACACCGACTTCAAGGGTGGGGGCTTCTCCGTAGGAAATGCCTTCGGGAAGTTCCCCCTGGCGGTGCTCACGCACATCGCCGATCTCCAGGCAACCTACCTCGACGAAGCGGAGGGTGAGTGATGGCCTGCAAATTGTCTCTCATGGATATGGTGAAAAGGGTAATGGAAAGGCTCGGCACCCTGAGAAGCACACGGGAGGACCGGGAGCGGATGAAAACCGCTGTTTCCGAAGAGATCAGCCGGTGGTATCAGGAATCCACCGGGCAATCTCTTCCCATTACCATTGTCCCGGAGATTGCAGAGGGGAGCAATCAAAACTTCTGGAGTATCACAGATGTGGTCATCTATTCCGACAAGATTTTCCTGCCCTCTTCCTATGAGGTTACTCACGCGGAGACCGAAGTGGTGGGGAAAGACGGTGCCGCCGTGAAGTGGTGGGCGAGAAGCCCGGGTTTCCGCCCCACGGTTGTCTTTGACTTTGACGGGGTGATCCACAGCTACACCTCCGGCTGGCAGGGAAGCGACTCCGCGATCCCGGACCCGCCGGTGTCCGGGATCAAGGAGGCCATCGACCACATCCGGGCCGCCGGTTATCGCGTGGTGGTCGTTTCGACCAGGTGCCGGTCCGTCGAAGGCCAGTACGCCATCGCCCGCTGGCTCCGGGAGAACGGGATCGAGGTGGACAACATCACCTCCGAGAAACCACCGGCAGTCTGCTATGTCGATGACCGGGCGATCACCTTCGACGGCCACCCGGAGACCCTGCTGGAGAGGATCGTCAATTTCCAGCCCTGGTATCAATTCAAGAAGGAGTGATGGACGATGAGCTATGTTTGCCCGGTGTGCCACAATGACCGGCACCCTCCCGGGGCGAAGTTCTGCATGGTCTGCGGGACGGGATTCCCCCTGAGCAATCCGCCGGACCTGGGAGAAGAGAAAACCGATGGTGCGGGGCCTGGAGAAAACCGGGCCCCACACTCAGGCACCGTGAGCATGGAGGGATCTGTTATGAATGTAGATGGAAAAACCGGAACGGTGGAAGCCAGCCTGAATTGTGCCGTGATCTTCCAGAACAGCCATGAGCCCAGGGTCAACCACTGCAAAGTGACCGTAGACACCGAGGCCGACAAGGTGATCCTGTCGATCCCGGCGGAGAAGATCGGGGTTTCCCTGAACTTCGACGAGGTGCTGTCCATCATGGCCCAGGCGATTGTTCTTTTCCACCAGCGCTACGACGGTAAGGGGGGCGGCGCCCATGCCGAGTAAAAAACCCAGGGCGAGAACAACCTTGTCGGAGGAGCAGAAGCGGGAGGTTATTGATCTGGCGGTTGCCGCTGGGATCAGGGCCTACCGGAGCGAGGCCACCAAGCACCAGAAGGAAATCTACGACAAGCGGCTCCACAACACCAAACTGCTGATGAGGAACTACCGGAGCCTGAAGGAGCACTCCGAGAACGCGGTGTTCGACGCCGCCACCGCCGAGGATGACGATGTGAACGAAATCCTGAACCTGATGAGCGAGTGGGCCAAGGAAGAGGACACCACCATCGAGAGCATCAAGAAGAGCGCCGCGAAGACCAAGCTCATCATGGATCATGTGGACGAAATGCTCAGGATTTATAAGGCCGCCTGCGAGAGGTCCAAGAAGCCGGAGGATATGCGCCGGTACAGCGTCCTCTACGACTACTATGTCGGGGACGAAGAGTTCACCCTGGAGGAGCTGGCAGACAGGCATGGGGTGGAACTGAGGACCGTTTACCGGGACCTCCGGGACGCCACCGCACGGTTGACGGCCCTGATCTTCGGGGTAGAAGGGGTCCTCCACAGCAGATGACAAAAATCCGGCATTTACCTGTCACCCTACCAATGGTATCATGGTAGTGTCATAAGTTCTCCTTCCTCCTTTCTTTTTTTGCCCCGCAGTTACCAAAAGGCAATTTCGGGGCGCCGCACACCTCAAAATGAAGGCGATCCGGTAACTTCCACCGGGTCGCCTTCAACTATTCCAAGGGGGTTTACCAGCATGGAAAATCAGATTGTGATGAAGCACTATGAGTCCCTGATCCCCTACGCCGGGAACCCCAGGGACAACGACGCTTCCGTGGAGTATGTGGCGAACAGCATCCAGCAGTTCGGCTTCAAGGTCCCTATGGTCATCGACAAGGACGGGGTGATCGCGGCGGGCCACACCCGGCTGAAGGCGGTGCGGCGGCTCATCGAGCAGTATGGGTACGATGTGCCCCTGGTGGACGGGAAGGGACAGCCCACCGGTAAGACCATCAACCTGTCGGTCCTCCCCTGCGTCCTCGCGGATGACCTGACGGAGGACCAGATCAAGGCTTTCCGCATCGCGGACAACAAAACCGGGGAGCTCTCCGGCTGGAACCTCCCGAAGCTGGACCTGGAGATGATGGACCTCCCGCAGTTCGACATGAGCTTGTTTGGCTTCCCCACGGAGGAACTGAAGAAGGAGGCCAAGAAGTCGGGGGGCACCGGCATGGAGACGATGGAGCTCCGGGCCTTCGAGCACCACGACTACCTGGTGTTCGTATTCGACAATCAGATGGATTGGCTGAACGCGGTCAACGCCTTCGGCATCCACAAGGTCAACGCAGGGTACGGGACAACGAAGAAAGTGGGGATTGGTCGAGTTGTTGACGGAAAGAGACTGCTTGAAAGAATACAATATCCGGTTGCTGATCCTGAGCAGGGGCCGGAGTCAGGCGATCACCACGACGGAGATCATGCCTGAATGGGTGGAGGTGCTGGTCCCTGAGTCCGAGGAGGCCCTTTACCGGGCCGCTGTGAAGAACCCCATTCTGACCATCCCGGACAACGTGATCGGCCTGGGAAGGGTCAGGAATTGGGTGCTCCGCAACTTCGAGGACCGCACCATCGTCATGCTGGACGATGACATCATCCGGCTTTACTGCCTGACAGCGAGGAAGGCGCGGCCCATCACAGACCCGGAGGAGATCACCCAGGTCATCATCAACACCGCGGTCATGGCCGATGACGCCGGCCTTCACTGTTTCGGCTTCTCGCAAACCGACATCCGCAAGTACAACGGCTGTGAGCCCTTCAAGCTGACCGGCTGGGTCGGCGGTGTGATCGGGGTGATCGGCCGCCAGTACACCTTCCGGGACGATAAGTACAAGGTGGACATCGACTTCTGCCTGAAGAATATGCTGGTGGACCGCATTTTGTGGATTGATGACCGCTACTGCTTCTACCAGCTCCGGGACAACAACGTGGGAGGCAACAGCGCCTTCCGCACACAGGAAGAGTATGAGCAAAGCCTGGACTCCCTGGTGAGCAAGTGGAAGGGCTACCTCACGAAATCCTACCACGCCTCCCAGGTGCGGCTCAGGACCAAAGTAAAGAGAAAGCAGGATATAAAATTATGAGCAAGGTTCTTATCATCGGCTTCGGGACCGTAGGCCACAACCTGGCCGAGGAGCTGGCTCCCCTCCACCCGGACATCTACGACAAGTACAAACCGGAGCACAACACCCGCGATCCCCAGGGCGGCTACGATGTGGCCTTCATCTGCGTGGACACCCCCTACCTCCCCGGAAAGAGCGTGTGCGACACCAGCGAGGTGGTAAACGCCATCCAGGAGAATGACGCGGAGATCTTCGTGATGAAGTCCACCGTGCTCCCCGGGACTGTTGACCGCCTGTGCATGGAGACCGGGAAGCACATCATCTTCTCCCCGGAATACTACGGCGGCACCCAGCATTGCAACAACTTCGACTTCGCCTTCACGATCCTGGGCGGTGAGCGCCGCTGTTGCCTGAAGGTCCAGCAGCTCCTCCAGAATGTGTACGACGCCCGGCACACCTTCAGGATCACCGACACAAAGACCGCAGAGCTGGCGAAGTACATGGAGAACGCCTACCTTGCCACCAAGGTGGGCTTCTGCACTCAGTTCTGGTTCACCGCCGGTCAGATCGGCGTGGACTATGAGGAGCTGAGGGAGCTCTTCGTTCTGGACCCCCGGGTGGGAAAGGCCCACACCTTCGTGTATGACGAGCACCCCTTCTGGTCCTCTCATTGCCTGGACAAGGATGTGCCGGCCATCGCCGAGATTTACCGTATGCCGTTCCTCCAGGGTGTCATCGACTTCAACGACTCCATGAAGAAACGGTTTAGTGAATAATCGGTAAATATTTTGTTAATGTGAACGAAAACGCTTCCCGTAGGCGGAGTGATGTGATACAATATCTTCGATTGGAGGTATCAGTCTATGGGATATGATCTTCGTACACAGCGAGGCTACGACTTCTATGAAGTGGCCTCGGCCCTGCAAAAATCCATCCGGCGGGGCGATGCAAAGTTGGCTGGTTACATGGCCCTGGAGCTTTTTCCCCGGTACGCGGAATACTGCTGGAAGCGGCTCCTGACCATCTCGGCTGAGGACTGCCACGGTTTGGTGACACAAGAGATCAAGGCCCTTTATGACTCCTTCCACGTTGTGAACAAGGGAAAGCGTGGGGAGGACCTGAAGGGCCGTATTTTTATCTCGAAAGCGGTCATCATCCTGTGCACCTGCGGTCACAGCCGGGACGCCGACGTGCTCTCCAACTACATCTACGACAAGAAACAGCTCCTCTCCGATGAGGAGATTGAGCGGGCCTTCGAGGAGGCGCGGTCTGAGCGGATGCAGATTCCAGAGTACGTTTACGATTGCCACACCCGGAAGGGGAAGGCGATGGGACGGACCAAACAGCAGTTCTTCGAGGAAGAGGATAGGGCCCTATCCAACAGGCAGTTGAGTATCTTTGACGGGGTGAGGTTCTGATTCTCTGACACAAAATCACGGCGGGGGCGGCTCCTGAAGAGGGGGCCGCCCTCCTTCTTTTTGCAAAGATGGTGGTGAGATGCCAAATGAGAAAAACCTGATCCCAAATAGTGAGCGAAGCCCGGACGAACTCCGAGAGATGGCCCGGAGGGGCGGACAGGCAAGCGGGGCGGCGCGGCGCCGGAAACGGGACATGAAGAACGCCGCCCGCATGATCCTGAGCCTGCCGGCGGATGAGAAAGTCAGCTCCCTCCTGTCCCAGCTTGGCATACCAGAAGAGGACCAGACCATGCAGGTGGCGATCCTGGCGGCTATGGCTATGAAGGCCCGGTCGGGCGATGTCCGGGCCTCTGAGTTCCTTCGTGATACCGCCGGGGAAAACCCGCGCCAAAAGCTGGAGGAAAAGAGGTTTGCCGCAGAGCAGAGCGCAAATGCCGGTGGTACGGACATCGTGAAGGACTGGATCGACTCTATCCCCGATGCCCCGGCCGCCGGAGAAGAGGAGGGAGAAGACGGTGGGGACATCGACAGTTCAATCGAAGAGACGGAAGCTCCGTGACTTCTTCCACAACCGGCTCCCACTCTACCAGCGGGACCCCGTGCTCTATGCCCGGGAGGTCCTGGGCTTCCAGTGTGACGATTGGCAGAGAGATGTCCTTCGTGACCTGGCCGAAGCCCCCTGGGTAACGGTGAGATCAGGACAGGGCGTGGGGAAGACCGGCGTGGAGGCCGTGGCCCTCCTCTGGTTTCTGACCTGTTTCCGGTTTCCCCGGGTGGTGGCAACGGCCCCCACCCGTCAACAGCTCCATGACGTTCTGTGGAGTGAGGTTGAAAAGTGGCGGTCCAACAGCCCCCTCCTCCGGGAAATCCTGCGGTGGACCAAAACCTATGTCTACCTGAACGGCTATGAGAAGCGGTGGTTCGCCGTGGCGCGTACCGCCTCCAAGCCGGAGAATATGCAGGGCTTCCACGAAGAGAATATGCTGTTCATCGTGGATGAGGCCTCCGGCGTCGCTGATGAGATCATGGAAGCTATACTCGGCACCCTCTCCGGCGGCAACAACAAGCTCCTGATGTGCGGGAACCCCACCCGGACCTCCGGGACCTTCTATGACAGCCACACGGCCAACAGAGGCCTTTACAGGTGCCACAAGGTATCTTCCCTGGACAGTTCCCGGACCAACAAGAAGACCATCAATGCGCTGATCCGAAAGTACGGAAAGAACAGCAACGTGGTCCAGGTCCGGGTGTTCGGCAACTTTCCCTCTCAGGAGGACGATGTATTCATCCCCCTGCCCCTGGTGGAAAAGTCCATCGCCCTCGACCTGGACCCGGTCATCTCCCGGATCAGCATAGGGGTGGACGTGGCCCGGTATGGCGATGATGAAACGGTCATCGCGCAGAATGTGGGCGGAGTTGTGGACCTACCGATCATCCGCCGGGGCCAAAACCTCATGCGGACGGTGGGAGACATCGTGCTCCAGTACCGGAAGCTGATCTCAGACTACCCCAAGTACCGGGGCCGGATATTCGTCAACATTGATGACACCGGCCTGGGCGGAGGAGTCACCGACCGGCTGGCCGAGGTGAAGAGGGAGCAACACCTGAGCAGACTGGAGATCGTGCCGGTGAACTTCGGCGCCAAGGTCCCGGATCAGGACGCGGCGGCCTACTTCGCCGACATCACATCCTATATGTGGTCCAACATCCGGGACCAAATGGAGGCCGGGAAGCTCCGGCTCCCGAATGACACCGAGCTGGTGGCCCAGCTCTCCGTGAGAAAGTACACCGTGACCAGCGGCGGTAAGATCCAGCTGGAGAGCAAAAAGGACATGAAGAAGCGCAGTATCGACTCCCCGGACCGGGCCGACGCTGTGGCCCTGACGTGCTTCGTGCGTAAGATTTTCGACGCTACGAGCCTGATTTCCTGAGTAAGAGGTGAGAGAATGTTCGACTATAAAAACGAGGCGGAAATCCGCAGATACCAGCAGATGCTCCGCATTGAGGCCGGCCGCAAGGTCCTGGACCAGATCAACGGCAAGACCCGGCAGATCAGGCAGGACGGGTACATCAATCTGCTGAACAAGTACGGCACCGCCCAGGACAACTCGACCGCGTACCAGTGGGAGCCGGAGACCCCCGTGACCGACTACGAACTCACCGAGCTATACCAGGGCGGGAGTCTGTTTGCGAAGATCATCGACGCCCCCGCTGATGAGGCGGTGAAGAACGGCATCGACCTGGGAGTGACCGATGAGAAGGCCCGGGAGTACATCGAGGACACCCTGGCATGGCTGGAGTGGGACGAAAACATCTCCACCGCCCTGAAGTGGTCCCGCCTCTACGGTGGGTCCATCGCGGTGATGATGATTGATGACGGCGGCGGCCTGGATGAGCCGTTGGACCTGGGGAACATCCGTGGAATTGATGAGATCAGAGTGTATGATCGGTCCATCGCCATCCCGGACTACACCAGCATCTACAAGCTCGACCCCTCCTCCAACCTGTCCTCGCGGACCGGATCGAGTCGCTTCCGCCACCGCTTCCTGGAGCCGGAATTCTACGACGTTGCCAGTATCTACGGGAGCTTCCGGGTGCATGAGAGCCGGTGCCTGGTATTCCGCAACGGCAAGGTCCCCGAGCGGTCCTCCCTCACGCAGTACCGGCATTGGGGTCTCCCCGAGTACATCAGGATCAGGAAGGAACTGCGGGAGGCGGTGACTTCCGTTTCCTATTCCGTGAAGATGCTGGAGAAGAGCGTTCAGGCCATCTACGGCATGAAGAACCTGCAAGAGCTCCTGACCACGGACGAAGGGGAAGACATCGTGCTCCGCCGCCTCCGGGTGATCGACATGGCCCGGAACTTCATGAACTCCATCGCCATCGACTCCGACGGCGAGACCTACGACTTTAAGAGCATGACGCTCTCCGGGGTGAAGGACATCGTGGAGACCACCTTCGCTACCATCTCTGCCGTGTCCAACGTGCCGCAGACGGTCCTCTTCGGCCGGTCCCCCGCCGGTGAGAACGCTACCGGGGATGGAGACCTGGAGAACTGGTACAGCTATGTGCAGAGGATTTGGAAGGTTGATGTGAAGTCCAACCTGAAGTACCTGGTGGACATCATCATCAAGGCGGGAATGGCCCAGGGCTATATCACCGAAGACCCGAAGCCCAAAATCGAGATGAACCCGCTGTGGTCCCTCAGTGAGGCCGAGCAAGCCACCGTGGATCAGACGAAGGCGGCCACCGAGCAGACGAAGGCGACCACCCTCCAGCTCTATGTGGATATGCAAGCTATCGGTCCCGATGAAGTCCGGGCCGCCCTGAAGAAGGAAGGGACCCTGGACATCAGCTCCATGCTGGACGATCTGCCGGAGGATGAAACCTGGGGCCTGGGTGAGGAAATCGAGGGAGCACCTACCGACCCATTCCAAACACCGCAGGGAAGGCTTACAGAAGCTCAGGGAACGTCCCAAACAGCTCCGGGGGATAACTCCCTACCCAAGGAAGAGAACGCCGACACAGGCGATTTAACGGGGCAGGGACCGGGGACCAAAATCACCGGGGTGGGAACCATCGTGGTGAAGGACGGCCGGGTGCTGGTGGGCCGTAGAAAATCTGACTTCTGCTCCGGGACCATCTGCGGCCCCGGCGGACACATCGAGGCCGGGGAGAGCGGGAAGCAGGCCGCCGTCCGGGAGGCCCGGGAAGAGTTCGGGATCACCATTGACCCGGCGGACCTCTACCTGGTCGGGGTGGATGACACCCTCCCCTCTGAGTTCGGCGGCTCGATCTTCTACCTGGCGACCGACTTTGCCGGTGATCCGAAGTGCGACGATGTGGAGATGACCAACGCTCAGTTCACGGACGCCTCCGAGCTGATGGAGCGCGAGGAGGGCCTGTTCCCTCCCTTCGCCGCCTCCCTGAAGCAGTTGGCCCGGGTGCTGAAAAGAAAGACCGACACCTGAGTGCCGGCCTTTTGCGCCCTATGTATTGCCTTTCGGTAAGAATAGGCAGGGGAATAAAAATACCAGTATAATATGGGTAATTGGTATTCCCGTAAGGCAACTGTCTGTGATATAACGGCCTCATCCAGAAGGGAGGCAGTTGGGAAAAAGAATTGGCCCTCACTGGCGGAAACAGTGAGGGCCGGAGCGATTGGATTGCTCAATCTATGGTAAGGCGAGTATATCACATCGCTCCAAAAAGTCAAGAGGAATTTGAAAGGAGCGGTAAGCGATGCTCACCAAAGACAAGAGGATGGCCCTGGCCCAAGCCGAAGCCCTGGCCTACATGATCTGCGTGACCTTCTTTGACGGGCCCGGAGAAGATGACCAGGACCGGAGGGGCGCGAGGCTGGAGGCCTCCATGTACTTACTCAGCGATCTCCTTGTGACCGCTACGGTGGGAGGTGCGGCCTGATGTTTTACAACAACATGGAGGTCAACTGCAAGGTTTTCTCCAGCAAGCAGGACTGGAGGATCAGGGTGGTGTTCGGAGAGGACGGGGCCCCGGTGTTCTGTGCGCTGGACGTTGCCGCCAGCATGGGATTCATGGCTCCGCAAAAGGCGGTTGCCCGCTTCAAAGGGGAACTGGTGGTAGCCCCCATCCCCTGGAACAACACCGCACGGAAAGGGTGCTCCGCTATACGGTGCCTCACGGAGCGGTCCCTGATGGTGTTCATCAAGGACTCCTCCATTCAGCCGGCGCCCGGCTTCATCCAGTGGGTGGAGACGGTGGTGGTCCCCGGGGCAAAGGAATTTGCGACCGAAACGGATGTCGGCCGCAACTCCCCCACGCCATCCTTCGCCGCGGCCCCTGCTCCCGCGCCGGAGCCCCTGAAGATCCCCGCAGGCCAACCCAACATCGCAAAGCAGATTGATGACATCATCTTCGACCTGATGGTGCTGAAGAAGAACCTGGCATAACCGAATACCCATAGTCCACAGAGGGGACCGCTTCGGCGGCCCCCTTTTCGTTTGGGGGTGATAGACGTGGACCCGAAGTACAACCAAGAGATGATCCAGAAGTCGGTCAAAAAGAAATTCAAGGGCCACCAGACGCTCAACGCGAAGGTGGCCCCTCTCTATCCCTCCGCCCTGGAGAGCCAGTACCGGGGCGTTGTCAACGCCTACATGAAGATTCTGAACCGGGTGGTGTCGAAGCACCTCCCCAGGATCAAGAAGGCGGCGGAGGCGGAGCGAGAGGTCCCCCGGCGGGCCGATGACCTTAACAGCCTGATGTCTGCGATCCAGGCGGCCTTTGCTGATATGGCAAAGGACCTGGACCTCCAGACGGAACAGTTCGACCTTTACGGGAAGCTGGAGGCCCTGGCAAACCAGTCGCAGAAACTCAGCATCCGCCAGTGGAAGCGGATCATCGGCAAGACCCTGGGCCTGGACCTCGCGGATGACTACTACCTGGGCCAGTTCTTCCAACAACTGCTGGATCAGTGGGTGAGCGAGAATGTTTCCCTCATCAAGACCATCCCGCAGGGGAGTTTGGATGAGATGCGGGAGATCGTCTACAACGGCTACCGCACCGGGCAGACCACCACCTCCATTGTGAAGGAAATCCAGCACACCTACTCCGTGAAAAAGAGCCGTGCCCGGCTGATTGCCAGGGATCAGATGGCGAAGCTCAATGCGGAGCTCACCAAGCGCCATCAGACGGACGCCGGGGTGGAGAGCTACAAGTGGTCCACCTCCAGGGACAGCCGTGTGCGAGAGGGCCACCGCCGTCTGAACGGCAAGATATTCCGGTGGGATGATCCGCCGGTCGTTGATGCAAAAACAGGGAGACGTTGCCACCCGGGAGAGGACTACCAATGCCGGTGCGTAGCGATCCCCGTTTTTAATATTTCCACACTGAACGTCCCGGCGTCACCCGGGAAGGGGGGTGATTGATGTGAAAAAGCTCTCTGCTATGTGATGGGCGAACATCAACCACAACCCGGGAAAGGAGGTAAACAAACGTGCCTACCGCAGAAATTAAAATCCTCTGCAACCAGATCATCGAGGAGGTCAAGCTGATCTCCACGGGTGTGGATGACATCGCCGCCCTGGGCGGTGGTGAGTCCAAGGTCATCGGCCGCCTGAAGGAGCTCGGCCTGGCCCACCTCGAAAATGCTCAGAACCTCGTGATTGATCTGACGGCGGCAATGACCGCCGATCAGAACACCGACGGGGCCGATGAGGGAGCTGGTGGAGAGGAAGCTGGGGGTGACGGCCAGGAATGAACCCGCCCAAGCTGAAAGCTGTGTACCGGCTGGATAGCATTCCCCTCAGCGCAACGTACTGGACGAAGGAAGGCTACCTGAAGGATGAGCCCATCGTTACCTCGGTGGGTATCTTCGAGTACCTGAACCAGGACGGCTCCAAGCGCCGGGAGCTCCGGCTACCGGAGGAAGTGTTCGACCCCGCATCTCTGGCGAGTTATGAGGGCAAGCCCATCATCATCACCCACAACGCCGGAGAGGTGGACAAGAACAACGTCCAGCGGGAGCACATCGGGACCATCCTCTCCCCGGGCATCCAGGACGGCAACGATGTCCGCGCCAAAATCGTGATCCACAACACGGACGCGATGAAGCGGAGCGGGATGAGGGAGCTGTCCCTGGGCTACTCCCTGGACCTCGATGAGCGCCCCGGCACCTGGAACGGTCAGCCCTACGACGCGATCCAGCGCAACATCCGCATCAACCACCTCGCCCTGGTACAGAACGCCAGGGCGGGAGATCAAGCACGGCTGAACATCGACAGCCGTGACACCACAAAAGGAGTGAAAGTTATGGCTAATACTCGCAAAGACGGCGGCCCTCTGACCCCCGAGGAGATGGAGAAGGCCATCGCCGAGTTCAAGGCTCGGAAGGCCGCACGGTCCGGCGCGGGAGCTCCCGCCGCCGATGGTGGTGAGGGCAATCCCCCCGCCGCCCCCGCTACTGACGGTGATCCCGGTGCTACTCCTCCCCCCGCGAAGCAGGATGAGGGGAGCGACCCCATGCAGAAGGTCCAGGCCGTCAAGGACCGGCGCGACCGCCGGGACATGGACGGTGATCCCACCGACCAGCAGGGTGCTATGGCTACCATCGCTCAGATGGACGAAGACCTCTGCACCCTGCTGGACGTGATCGACACCCTGACCGCGCAGAAGGATTTTGCCGGTGACTCCGGCTCCGGTTGCGAGGGCAACCAGGACGGCGACGAGCCCCCCGCCAAGGAAGACGGCGACGATGAGGGCAAGTCCATGAACGCCGACAGCGTTGACGCCCTGGTGCGGGAGCGGGTCAGCCTGGTCCGCATGGGCGAGAAGCTGAACCTGGACGGCCTGGAGGACATGAGCATCACCGATGCCCGGAAGGCCATCATCAAGGCCGTGAAGCCCGGTATGCGGCTGGACGGCAAGAGCCCCGCCTACATCAAGGCCGCCTTCGACATGGCCTCTGATGAGGTCAACAGCATGAGGAAGAACACCAACTTCCAGCGTCAGCAGATGTTCGAGGGTGCCACCCAGCACCGCGCTGACAGCGCCCCCAAAGGCGGGGCGATGGCGCACCGCCAGAAGATGATCGACTCTCAGAACGGAGGTAGAAAGTAATGAGCGTGTGGACCGAGTATTCTCAGCAGACCCCGAAGGGGGCCGCAGGTTCCCTCTACGATCTGACCAGCCACGTCGTTGACTCGTTTATGAACGAGGAGAACGACGGCGTGATGGGCTACGGCGTCGGCGTGGTGGTCGGCACCACCCCCGGCACGAGCTGTAAGCTCCCCGCCACCGGCGCTACCGCCGACAAGTTCCTCGGCATCGTGATGAACGGTGGCACCAACGAGATGAACATGAACGGCGTGGTCAACATCCCCAAGGGCTACCACCTGAGCGTTATGCGCCAGGGCCGCGTGTGGGCGAAGCTGGCCGATGAGCAGACCCCCGCTTATGGCGGGGCCGTGTACCTGGTCATCAACGGGACCGGCGCCGGCTGTCTGAAGACCGCCGCCGACGGCTCCAACACCATCCAGATCCCCGCCCGCTTCCTCGGCGAGAAGACCGGGGAGAACCTGGTGGCAATCGAGCTGTACCCGTACAACCCCGCCGCCTCTGGTGGTGGCGCCGCCGGCGCTTCTTCCCTGGGCGACCTGAGCGACGTTGACCTGTCCACCCCGGCCACTGACGGCCAGGTGCTGAAGTACAGCGCCTCCGACACCAAGTGGAAGCCCGGGACCGACAGCACCGGAGCCTGAGATAGGAGGTAATAGAAACATGAGCGAAATGAGATACGACGCCAACAAGCCCTCCGAGTTCTATGATCCCGCAGACTTCGCGGCTCTGAAGAACTCCAACATCCCCGCGACCATCGCCGCCTCCCCCGCCATGCGTTTTGACAGCGAGGACGCGGCGGCCGTGTTCTTTGCCCGTGAGCTGGACTACATCAAGTCCAAGACCTACGACAAGCAGTACCCCGAGTTCACCGCTCTCCAGATGTTCCCTGTCACCCATGAGGTGCCGGAGGGGGCCGAGTCCTTCACCTACTACGGCTATGAGAAGACCGGCTTCGCAAAGATCATCTCCAACTATGCCACCGACCTGCCCCGCGTGGACATCAAGGGCGAGATGAAGACCGGCTACGTCAAGGGCATCGGCGATTCCTACGGCTACAACGTCCAGGAGATGCGGGCCTCCCGTATGGCCGGCAAGTCCCTGGACACCCGGCGCGGCGAGGCCGCCCGTTACCACATTGACCGCCTGACCAACACCCTGGCCTGGCGTGGTGACTCCGCCAACAAGCTGATCGGTGTTCTTTCCACCGACAACGGTGTGCCCGTTCTGACCCTGGAGGACGGCGAGACTTCCCAGGGGGATAGCTGGCTGACCAAGAACCCGGACGAGATCATCGACGATGTGAAGACCGCCCTGACTCAGATGGACAACACCACCCAGCACGTCGAGATTCCCGACACCCTGGGTATTCCCAGCGATGTCTACATCGGCCTGAGCCTGAAGCGGATTCCCGACACCAACATCTCCGTCCTGAAGTATCTCCAGGAGAACCTTCCCAACATCCAGATCAAGAGTTGCCCGGAGCTGAACAGCACCTCCACGGAGACCAACCCCTACGCCAAGGCCTCCGCCGGCCAGGGCGTCGGTATCCTCTACAAGTACGACTCCGACAAGCTCTCCATCGAGATTCCCATGCCCTTCCTCCAGCACCCGGTCCAGTATGAGAACCTGGAGGTCAAGGTCCCCTGCGAGTCCCGCGTGGCCGGTGCGGTGATCTACTACCCCATGTCCGCCCTGATTATGGTCGGCCTGTAAGAGCGAGGTGTGCAGTATGAGAGTGACGAACAAGACCTCCAAGATCATCCACGTCGGCCTGGTGACCATCCTGCCCGACAAGACGGAGACCATCAGCAAGAACGCTGAGACCTCCTCCGCCGTCCGTGCCCTCATCGAGCGCGGCGACCTGAAGGTGGCCGCCGAGAAACCCTCCGGGAAGGCTGTCAAGGGCTCCCGGAAGGGCGCTGGCGCCAAGGGAGATACCGAGGACACCGGCGAGGACGAAGGCGCTGAGAAGGGCGAAGAGGCCTAAAGGAGGCTGTTATGGCTGAACGTAGCGCGATCCAGATTTTCCGCATCATCGCACCCGAGTTCAAGGACGTGCCCGACACCGAGGTGGAGGCCATGCTGGAACTGTGCGAACCCCTGGTGAGCAAGCGGCGCTTCGGCCGGGTCTACAATCAGGCCCTCGCGCTTCTGGCGGCCCACCGCCTGAAGCTGTCCGGGAAAGGTCAGGATATGATCGGTGGCGGCCTCGGTACTTCCGGGGCCGCCGTCGGCTTTGGGCTTGCCAGCGTGTCGGAGGGGAGCACCAACGTGTCCTTCAACACGGCGAACATGAACCCGAATGACGATAGCTGGTATGCCCTCACTCAGTACGGCATGGAATACCTGAACCTCCGGCGGCTCTACATCATGTCCATTACATCGGCGGGTGAGGCCTGATGGCAGTTATCGACCGGACCACCCCGGAGGGCAGGAAGTTCTATGCGGAACTGAAGAAGCTGGCGGAGCTGGAGAGCTACGCCGGCTTCCAGGGCGGGGTGGAGACCGCAAAGAAGAGGGAGGGCGACCAGATTGTGGACACCGATGTGGACCTGCTGGACGTTGCCGCCTTCAACGAGCTGGGCACAGATACCACCCCGAGCCGTCCCTTCCTTCGGCAGAGCCTCGACAACCACCACCCGGAGATTGAAGCCTTCCTGAAAGATCAGATTGCTCAACTCACCAACGGCTCCACCACGGCAGACCGGATCATGCAACAGACAACGGTTTTCCTGCGCGGCCTGATCCAGGATGAGATCGTGGAAGGCGACTTCACCCCCAATGCCCCCAGCACGGTGAAGAAGAAGGGCTCGGCAACGCCCCTGGTGGACACCGGGCACATGAGGCAATCCGTCATCACCATCGTTGACAAGAAGGGGAGAAAGTAATGCTGTTCAGCTTTTTCAAGCATGACTATGTGGCCCGCCGCCTCAAAGAGGATGTGTACTCCGGCGGCTACGCCGCCCCCGGAGGACATGAGGATTTTGTGGTGACGCTGAATGTGCAACCGCTCTCCAGCGACGAACTCCAGGCCCTCCCGGAGGGCGAGAGGACCATCAAGCGGATCAAGGCCATAGGCGTCAACCAGTTCAACCCCACGGACGAAGAGACCGGGACCCAAGGTGACCGGCTCTACTACGAGGGGAAATGGTATGAGTGCAAATCCTGCCAGTTGTGGGATCACACCATACTGTCCCATTATGAGTCCGAGTTCGTGGAAATGTCCCCCGGCTCTGAGGGGATCGGGCCCCCGGAACTGGAGGTGTCCAGATGAACCACACCCAGGTGAAGCGAACTCTGTTCACCATAACAAGCGAATATTTCAGCGGAGCCACGGTTGACATGGCAAACACCAAACGGGCCAAGAAGACGAAGCCCCTGGTGACCATGCGCTTCGGCACCGCCCACACCACCACGTTCCCCGTCGAGAAAGTTCTTGACGGGGAACTTTGTTCTTGCTACCCGAGCACCGCGAAGCTGGAGGTCCAGCTTTTCACAGACGGGGCCCTGCTCCCGAACGGTGCGAGGGAGAACACGGCGGTGGGAGACCTGACCGACTATGTGAACTACATGAGGTCGGAGATGGTCACCCAGCGCCTCAGCAAGGATTATATCTCCATCCTTCCGGCCGGGGACGTGCAGGACGTTTCGGCCATCATCAATGATTCCAGCTATGAGTACCGCGCTATGGTGGAGTTCGACCTGAGCTATACCACCATAGCCGTCGGTTTTGCCGGCATCCTGGACGAGTCCAGCATCAAGGTGGATGAACCTGATCCCGAGCAACCCGGCGAGGTGCTTCCGCCCCACATCGAACCTGAGTGGACGCCGACACCCAGCGGAGGCAGAACTGCCGAAATCGCTGAGAAGGAGACTGGCTACTTCACGAAGGTCGAGATCACAGAAAAGGAGTGATACGCAAGATGAGCAATCTCGACAGAATTGCCAAAATCAGCATTGAGCTCCAGAGCGTTGTGTCCAGCGGAGCGAGTTTCGACCATATCCTCATCGTCGGCCCGGCTCCGAAGGCTCCCCTGGAGAGTGTGACCATCCCGGACGTTGGTGTTTACACCAGCCTCTCCGCTGTCAATGAGATGGGCTGGGTGTCTGAAGGAGACAGCGCGGACCCCGTGGGGATCGCCGCCCGGATCGCCTTCAGTCAGAACCCCAAGCCCACCCAAATCTATATCGCGGTCCAGAAGACGGAATCCGCCGGGAGCACCCTGGAGGCCGCCACCGCCACCCTGAGCAGAGCGGAGGCGGCGGAGACCGGCTGGTACTGTGCCCTGGCCGCCGGTATCGAGGAGGAAGACTTCGAGGACATGGCGGAGTGGACCGAGGCCCGGGAAAAGATTTTCGGGTATTCCTACAAGGACCCGAACAGCAATCCCGTGACCAAAATCTACTACCGCACCTTCGGCATCTGCTACGGCGACGATACCGGCTCCGGCGATCCCTACAAGCACGTCGCTATGGCGGTGCGCTTCCTGTCCTATGACGCTGGCTCCGAGACCTGGGTGAACAAGTCCCTGGCCGCCGTTTCCACCTCCAAGTTCACCGATACGGAGCTGGACACCATCGACAAGGACCCGGCCAGCTACTACATCCAGTTCGGCGACACCGGCCTGGTGCAGGGCGGCAAGGTCCGCGCTGGTGAGTGGATCGACGTGATCCGGTTCAGGGACTGGCTGAAGAACGATATGCAGACCCGCGTGGTCAACCTCCTGGTGAAGAACTCGAAAATCCCCTATACGGACAAGGGCATCGGCCTGGTCCGCAATCAGGTGATTGCCAGTCTGAAGGAGGGCACCCGCCGGGGCGGTATCGCCGAGGACCAGTACAACAGCAACGGCGACCTCATCCCGGGCTTCACCACCTCGGTGCCCCTGGCCGCCGATCTGACGGATGAGCAGAAGAAGTCCCGCGTCCTTGTCGATGTGAAATTCTCTGCGCTCCTGGCCGGCGCCATCCACGTCGTTGAAGTGACCGGCTCCCTGGTCTATTCCTACTGAGGAGGTAACGAGTCATGGTAAAGACCTATGATCCCAAGAAAGTCCTCATCGCCTGCGGCACTCACTCCGTCACCGGCCTCGCCGATGACGCTTTTGTGAGCGTGGAACCCGCCGGCGAGGGCGTAACGAAAAAGGTTGGCTGTGACGGCGAGATCGTCCGGTCGATCAGCCCCGACAAGACCTCGACGGTGAAGATCACCCTGCTCCAGACAAGCGACAGCAACTCCTATCTCCAGCAGATGTATAACCAGGACCAGCAGAACGGGGACGGTATCTTCCCCATTATGATCCAGGACCTTATGGGCGGAGTCCTGTTCTCTGCTGAGGAAGCGTGGGTTGCGAAGCAGTCCACCTTCGCCCGTGGCAAGGCGGATACCAACCGTGAGTGGGAAATCCACACCGGCCAGGGCACTATGGAAGAGTAAGGAGTGAGACAGAGTTATGAAACAGTTTACCCCGGTCGTTAAGACCATCGGCAACAATAAGTTCTATATCCGTCCCTTCCCCGCCTTCACCGCCGCGAAGATGACCGGCGACCTGGCAAGCGTGGCAGCTCCCCTCCTGGCCGCCATCGCTCCCCTCGTTGTCAAGAAGACCGGCGACGGCAAGAAGGCCCTGGACGCGGACATCTCCGAGGTGGCCCCCGCTATGTCGGGGGCCTTCTCGGGCTTTTCCGGCGATAAGCTGGAGCACCTGAGCACGGAGCTTCTGGTGGCCCACGGGAACATCAGCGTGTCCCCCGGAGGAGATGACGGCCAGAACACCCAGCTCACGTTGGACATTGCCAATGACCTGTTCTGCGGCGAGATCGACGAAATGTTCATGCTCATGTACGAGGTCATCAAGGTGAACTTCTCCGGTTTTTTCAAGAAGATCGCCGCCCAATATGGGCTGGGCGGCGAAGCTCAGACGAAGACCGGACCGATTACAGTAAATATGGCGTCCTCGACCTGAGCAGCTTCACCGAGTTGGAGATGAGGATGTATGTCCTCATCAAGGCACGGCTGGCCTCCATGCAGGAACTCAAAGAGGTCTATACCCTCGATGAGGCGCTGAAGCTCTTTGCCCTCTACCAGATGGACAACGATGTGGAGGCCGGCCGCCTGGCCGAAATATCGAAAGGCGGTGAGAGGAGTTGACCCTTCGTGAGCTTCTGATCGGGCTCGGCTTCAAGATCGACGAGTCATCGGAGAAGAAGGCGGAGCAGGGAATCCAGGGCCTTAAAGACAAGGCTACGCAGCTCCTCGGTGCCATCGGCATCGGCTTCTCCCTGGCGAACCTGAACGAGCTCTCAGAGGAGTTCCGTACCACCAATGACCAGATCGCCCAGGCCACGCGGCTCCTGGGAGATCAAGATGAAATCCAGCAAAAAATCCTGGACTCTGCAAACCGGACCCGCGCCACCTATGCGGACACGGCCCGGATGGTATCTAACCTGGTCCAGGAAAATTCAGATCTGTTCGGCACAGTTGATGAGGCCATTGCCTTCAACGACGCGGCCACCATGCTATTCCGCACGGCCGGTAAAACCAATGAGCAGATTGCCGGCCTGATGGAGGCCATCAACAAGAGCTTTGCAAAAGGCGTGGTGGACTCCGAGACCATCAGCCAGTTGTTGGAGCAATCCCCCGAGTTCATAGCCCTCTTGAATGAGAGGCTGGGAACTACCTCAGACCAGTTGGAGCAGATGGTCGCCGACGGCAAAATATCCCTGGCAGACCTGAAGGGCGCCGTTGTGGATAACGCGGATGAGATCGCCGCGGCCTTCGATGGGACCAGCTACAAAATCTCCGACGCCATGCTGAATATCCGCAATCAGTTCGGTTTGTGGGTTGCTGACATGGATGAAACCCTCGGTATCTCTGAGGCTATTGGAACCACAATGGTCCGATCCTTCAACGTAGTCATGGACGTGCTTCGGCAAGTCCAGGTCCGGTTTGAATGGCTAGCCGAAAAGGTGGGCGGAACCGAGAACCTGTTTCGGATCATCGGGACGGTAGCGGCCTCCGCCTTCGGAGTTATCGCCCTACCAAAGCTGCTCACCTTCCTGACCACGCTCCAGAAGATCGACAAAGCCCTGCTTGCGGCGAGGCTGAAGATGTTGGCGATCATCGCAGTAGTGACCGTCATCGTCCTCCTGATCCAAGACTTCATCGCCTTTATGAGCGGGGACAACAGCTTGATCGGCTCCCTGTTCGACAAGGCCGGGATCGGGGCGGAGAACGCTAGGCAAACCATATTGAACGCATGGACCACGGTAAAAGAGTTCCTGCTGACGATGTGGGGTGTCATCAAACAGGCCGCACAGACCATCTTTGGTGCCCTATCCGACTGGTGGGAGGAAAACGGCGCCGCAGTAATGGAGTCCTTCTCCCGTATTTGGGAGGGGATCAAGACTCTGTGCGAAACCCTGTGGAACGCTCTGTCCAGCGCCGCGCAAACCATCTTCGGGGCCCTGCAAAGGTTTTGGGACACCTGGGGAGATACGATCATCTCCGTTTTCAGCACCATCTGGAACACGCTGATCGCGCTCATCCAGCCCTTCCTTGACGCTATCGCCGCTGTCATCGACTTCCTGGCAAATGTGTTCACCGGCAACTGGCAGGGGGCATGGACCGCGATCAAGGACTTTGCGGCGTCCATCTGGCAGATGATTACCACCATCATCACCGGCGCGCTGGACATCATCGCCTCCATCTGGAGCACAGCCGTCGGTATTCTCTCTGGTATCTTCCAGAACATTTGGAACGCCATTGTGGAGAAAGTCACCGGCATCAAGGACGCCATCGTAAACGGCTTCACGGCCGCCATCGACTGGATCAAATCTCTCCCCGCCCAGGCACTCCAGTGGGGTGCCGACATCGTTCAAGGGATCGTGGACGGCATCACCGGGGCCATCGGCAAGGTGGGAGACGCCGTGAAGGGTGTGGCCGACAAGATCAAATCCTTCCTCGGCTTCTCTGTGCCGGAGGACGGCCCCCTGAGCGACTTCGACACTTATATGCCGGACATGATCGACTTGCTTGCAAAGGGTATCAACGCCGGCAAGGATAAGATCAGGGGTGCCCTGGAATCCCTCACCGGCGAGATGTCTGTTATCACCAAGGCCAACGTGGTCAGCCCCAGCACGGCCGCCGTTGCCACCGGCTCCACGCAGTCGAGCCGGACCGTGACTCAGAACATCGAGATCAACAACCAGTTCAACGGCGACCGCGCCGGTCAGCAGAAATCCTCCGAGGCTATGGACAAGGCTACCAGCGACTCCACCGAGGAGCTGGCCCGCGCCCTTCAGTATGCGAGGTGACGCCCATGCCAAGAAGAAACATCCAACCTGTCAGCGTGGCCGGGATCGAGTTCCCGGCCATGCTTGACGAAACGCAGACCTTTACCTCCGACATCCCGGAGTACCCCGTGGAGACGGGGTTCGTTATCAGCGACAACATCACGCTCCAGCCTATGGAACTTCCGCTTACCCTCCTTCTGAGCGATACCCCCCTGACCTGGCGCGGCCGGGTCAGATCCATGTCCGAGGCGGAGAGTATGCTGAAGGAGCTGTACTTCAGCAAGGCGCCCTTCACCGTGGTCACCCCCAGCGGGACCTTCGAGAGCATGGGTATCACCTCCATGCAGATCAAGCGGAGCTCCGAGAACGGCTACAACAAGGAAGTTTCCCTCAGCCTAAAGCAG